TCTTCATACATCTGCAGGATGCGTTCCGTCAGAATCATCAGCTTACGGAAGCGGTCATATTCCTGCTTCGTCAGGTGGATTTCATAAGGCTTTTTCATTGCTAAAAACAGCTTAAAATGAATACATCAGGCAATACTCCCCTGTTAAGGTTCTTCTGAGCCTTTACACGCTCCTTGTGCTGTTGGCGGTAAGCGTTCATATACTCTCTGTGATACTTCAGCTTGTCTTCTTTAGATTTTGTTTTCATAGCTTTCTTTTTAGTTATTGATATGTCAATGCAAAAAAGACATTTTGTAAATGGTGAACATATTTAATCATCGTTATATCCCGGTATCTGCCTATTGAAAATATCCAGGTATTTAATGTCTTGTTGTATGTCAGTTTTATCAATCCACTAAAAATGCCCTCATGTATGCCCATTAACCAAGACCTACCCTCTTTCACAAAACCAAAGTCCCTTAACCAAATATCATCAAGCGGTATCGGCTTGTACTCTGGGCAATCAAAACTTTCCAATATCCTGAAATCTTCAGCATCAATCTGACAGACTTCATCATATTCTCCCCTTTCATCAAGTTTGTCAACTATGTGATAAAAGTGATAGTTTCCGATTCTTAATTCTGTTGCTGATAGTCCCATATTACCCCCCCTGCTGTTAGTGCTTTCATGTCGTTATTCGTTTAAGTTCATTAGTGAATGATTTTAATGTTTTTCTTAATTCTCTAATTTGTTCTTTTGTTAAGTGTCTATTAGTAGTCATCCAATAAAACTTAGCTTCCAACTCTCTTATATGATGATAAAACATATAATTACTTAATCTTATCTTTCCATTATTGTCGGTTGTTGCTTTCATATCGCTATCATGTTTAGTTGATTCTGTAATATGCCTACTTCTTGACGAAGCCTTGACAACTCGTGTGACAGGTAATCGACACGTAAGGACTCCTTAGTTCGCAGGTTGTCCCGGTAAGCCTCAAACTTATCCTTAAAGGCTTTCTCTGTCTCAACCCGATTGTAGATACTCCGCTTTGCGTTTAAGGCCGTAGCATGGTCCCTGTCGAAGTAAGCCCCGGCAGCACTCATAGTATGCCCTGACTCAATAGCAAGTGTCATTATCATCTGACGAGTTGTGTTGAAAGGCTCCCGCCTGTCCCTGATGTGTAGTCTGCGGGCTTCAATACTCTCCCCGTGGCAAACCATCTTCTCAATGTATTCTATTGACCTTTTCATCAGTTCTTCAGTTTATATTCAACTATCTTTTTGTCTTCCCCGGCCAGACTCTTAACCGTCTTCCAGGTTCCTTCAATGGCCATGCCCCGCCTTTTCAAGTCCCATATCCTTGCCGATAGCCTGAAGCATCCAAAGCGGTTCAGTGCTTCCAGTGCTGTTATCGTATGCCCTGACTCAAGGTGCTGGGCAATAAGTTTGTTTTGTGTTTCCATAGCTTGAAATTTAAAATGGACTATTAAATTTTTCTTCCTGTATTATTGTCAAAGAATCATTGTGATAAAGCGGAATAGAAAACAGTGCTCCGTTGCGGTCTTTAGCACAGTCAATAAGTATCAAACCCGATGACGAAAGTTCTTCCTTGTCTATCTTAATAGATGCAAGCCCGTAAACAGCCGGACGGAAGATGAAGCATACAATATCTGCATCTTGTTCTATTGCGCCTGATTCCCGTAAGTCTGCAAGCCTCGGCCTTTTATCGGCCCTGTTTTCCACTTCCCTATTAAGCTGTGATAATGCTATGACAGGAATATCAAACTCTTTTGCTATCGCCTTCAACCCCCTGGAAATGGTTGCAACTTCCTGCTCCCGATTCCCGGCCTCTGCTGTCATTAACTGTAAGTAGTCAACAATGACAAGACTAACTCCAAACTTCAGTATCATCTTTTTTACCTTGCTCCGCATTTCCATAAGACTTAGTCCCGGAGTGTCATCTATCACAATAGGAAGCCCCGCTATGTCATTGCTCTTTAATGCTAAGTCATCAAGATTTACTTCTGCATTCCTTATCTGAACGTTGGAATAACCCGACACAGAAGACAGAAACCTGGCTGCTATTTCGCTGTCAGACATTTCGAGAGAAAATAAACCTACAGGTTTATTAAGCCTTGCACAGTTTTGACAAAGTGAAAGAGCCAGAGCAGTCTTCCCCATTGACGGCCTGCCAGCTATGATGATAAGGTTCCCCGGTTGCCAGCCTCCCGTCTTCCTGTCAATAGAAGTATAGCCTGAAGGAACGCCTATCAATGACTTCTCTTTTGTGATTATCTTCTCTACATCGGCAAGTAGTTCATCAATACAGTTAACTATCTGCCTCGGTTCCTTTGACTGCGTAAAATCAGATAAGCGAAACAAAGAACCTTCAGCGTGTTCTATTACATTGCTTATGTCTTCCTGGTACGACTTGTCTATTATCTCATAAGATATTCGTATATATTCCCGAAGAAGGTATTTCTCCTTTATGAGCATTGCATACTGTTCAGCCTGCTGGTCGGAAAATATCTGTTCCGTGAGCTTCGTTAAGTACATTATCCCGCCAGCTATATCCAACATCCCGGACTTGCTTAGCTGTTCCGTGACTGTTATCAAATCACACGCACCTTTAGAAGATACTTCCTGCATAGCCTGGAATATCTTCTTATGCTTGTCGTCGTAGAACATTTCAGGCTTTAGCCGGACGCTGTTGATAGTATCAGGATAAACAAGACATATCCCTAAGACTGAAGTCTCAAGTTGTAAGTTGTGCGGTGGTATTCTGTCTGGTGTTATCATTTGTCTGGGCCGGATGAAAAGTGATATAAAACCTTTTCGGTATCTTCTTTAATCTCTATTTCATCATTCCACCGTTTTTGATTCAGGTATGTTTCGGGATGCGGTTGAAATTGCTTATCCCGAATTGATGATTTGAATAAAGGAAGTGTATCAATGATTTTCTGCCTTTCTGCATCAGATAATGAATGCCACTTCTTTTCACACTTCGTTTTGTCACCTACTTTCTTGTCGTATAAATCCCAGAATTGAGAAAAAGAAATATTCAAATCCTTCCTTTCTTCCCCTTCTATTTCATCTTCTATTTCTATTTCATATTTATCGAGACATTCCATAACCATTCGGAATCCTTCGGAATCATTCGGAAGCATTGCCGAACCATTCGATAAAATACTGTCTTTGATATGTTTAGGTAAAGCGTTAAATTCCTTCGCAACTGCCACCTTCATATTGGTATTTAGCCGCTGATTCTTTAACCAATTAGGCATGATGATATAATTGTCATCCGTATGGAATGCTTTTCTACCCTTTGCGAATGATTCCAAACCCTTCGCAATGGTTTCTTTTGTCAGTCCTGTGTCGTATGAAATACGCTTAATTGTTATCTCATAAATGCCTAAAATATTGGCAAGGGAATTTGTCAGCAGGTACAGGAATAGTAGCTTCTCACTTGGGTTTAATTCTGTGATAAAAGAATCATCCCAAAACTTTGTGTTAACCGATCTCAACTTCTCACTCATCACGCTTTCCTCCTAAAAGTAAAGCCTCCGGACAAAAGAAAACCACATCGGGAAAGCGTGACCAAACCGTTTGTGGTTCCTAATGCCCGGAGGCAATATTTTAATACTATGTAAGTTTTTGTATTCATTTGTCACGCTTAAGTCACAAATATAACTATTATCTATTACAATAGAACTATCTATATGTATTATTTTCAACAAAATTATCAACCGTCCACTGATGCCCGTCGACGCATTCATAGTTACCCGGCTCCTCGGTACGTGCTAAAGAGTAGTCGACATAAACTGTTTCCCGTCCTTCCGGTTCAGGGATGACTAACCGGCTGATGCGGTAGACTTCGGTGTTTCCGCAGATGGGACACTTAATTTTCATCTCTCAATTTTTTAAGTTCTTCGGCCAATTTCTCCAGTTCCGGCAGATGGTTCTTTCTGAACTCTGCATAGCTTAGTATCCGTTCAAGGATGGCTATCTGCTTCGATTTGTTGTCTTTCATTATTATTTCCTTATTTTGTAGGTTATGTCCACCTTCAGTAGACATATAAGTAGTTATGTGCCATTTAAAGTTGCAACCTTAATTGAAACCACAGCACATTTATAAATATTCTTGTTCCGAATGTATCATACATTATTGCAAGCAAACTTCTGTCGTTATCACAATTTTCAAAGGTGAGTATTTGAAATCCGATAGCACTTTCGTTGTTTAGATAAATGCTTGCAAAATGTATTTGAAAGTCAAAAAAACGGCACATAACTGCGTATATACGCAATGCTTTTACTCTTTTAATTAAGTTTGTCATATATTTTATTTTAAGTGTTTCAAATTAAATTATCGTTGCACTGCGTATATACGCAGTACGTTAGCACAAATTACGCAAAACGTCCAACGCTAAGACCCTACAAAATTG